TCACCATTTTGTGCAAGTCCTTTGACAATGACTGCACTGCTGTAATCAACTACGGGTTTTACTGTGGGATGGATATAGTCAATGCCATTAACTGGTTCTGTTGACTGTGTCATGGCCAGAACCAAATAGTGATAATCGCTGGTTCTGTTGATGTTGTTCTTTGTTGCTAATAAGCGCAAGTTGGCCGCACATTTTTGGTCCAACAAACTCTTCATTTTTACAAAACGAGCGAGACTGCCGCTGTTTGTGTTTAAGTTGCTTACAACAACATTCTTTAGGTTAAGCATTCTGAGATTACCTTTTACAATATAGTATTTAGTGACTATTCATCCGCGCTGTACACACGCTTCCAAGGTGGGCGTTCTATGGCTGCTTGTTGTGCTTGACGCACACGCAAGTTATGAGCAGCGTCTCTAAAACGCTGTTGGGGACTGCGACTATCCCAGGGTTCTGCCCAGCCATTTAGGCATCCAAGTAGGGCATAACGTGCTGAGTCAATGCAGTCATCAGGATCGCTAAAGCGTCCTTTGTCATCTACGTAGTAGTTTTGGCATTCACGCAGGAATTCTACACAATTTTCATTGATATGGAATGTGCCCAACTCCATCATTTGGCGCATCATGTTTATACCAAAGCTCTTGTGGTTTGTGACACGTCCTTGTTCATCTGCGGGATTGTGTATGGGCTCTGGATACACATTGAGTTCGTATTGTTCAAACAGTTGTCTAATGCTGAGTGCGCTCATGGTGTAGCGTCCCACAGTGCCCGCATCTGGAGGCAGCACAATAGGAGTGCCAAACACTTCTGGACGCATGAGATGCTGCACATAATTGATGGGGTTGGCTTCTTCTGTGCCTTTGACCACTATTTGCTTATCCAGCCATGCTTCTTGTTCGTTAGGCATCCAGTAGATTAGGCTCAACACTGTCTTGTCATTGACAAGTCCTAGGTCAAGAGCAATAAGCCTATAAATGCCGCTAGTATTACGGAAGTCATAATCACCAGTTTTATAAGTGGGCCAGTTTCTAATTTGAAACACAGCTCCCTTGCCCATAACAGGAACGCCATTACGACGAGCATCGCGTTCATGAGGTAGATAATCTCGTTCAAGTTGTAGCCTTGTTGAATTTAATAGGAATGGTTCGCCCCAGGGATCATATTCAGGTACATCATCCCAGCTGACACGTATGTGTTCATAACCATCTTCATGGTTCCAAAACTTACTTACCAGTCCATTTAGACCTTTCAATGGTGTGAACGAGCAAAGAACTTGGCCTTGCGTTGTGGCAGTACGTGTTACAATTTCACTGAAGAAGTCATCAGGTGGTTGTTCGTCAAATATGGCCAAGTTCAGTTTGAAACCTTGCATCTGACGTACTTCCTGTGTGTAGTTGGCAAACAACAAATAACTGTTGCTACCACTACGGTGTTTGATCTCAACACCAATACAGTTGGCACCATCGCCACGCATGGTATCAAACACAATACATTCTCTGGGAATGGCACCTGTGCCAATGGCATCACGGATTTTGACATCATTGGTGCCTAATAATTCTGCTTGCAATACCAGCGCAACCTGACTCCAACCTTCACCAGCAACCATGGCTGTGACAGGTTTGTCAAAGCGTTTACCATCCCACCATTCAGGATAACGTCCAGTCAAGTGACATGCTGTTTCAAAACAGGTTGACACTGTTTTACCAATACGGTTGGCAGCAAGGATACCCCTACGTGGACTAGCACCAGTTCTAAAAAACTTGCGCTGATGTTCAAAGGGCCTAAAGTACTTGAGTTGGTTATAGCGCATGTCCTCTGCAATGGCAATGGCATATTCCTGTAGGCTGGCCTTGGCTCCAGGAGGCAATTGATCAATGATGTGTAGGGGTACGTTTTGTTGTTCGCAACAATAGCGTACCGCACGCCGCATGAGCACAGCAGTATCAATCATTAAAGACCTTTACTGATTTGTTCTAAGTAATAGGCAGCACGGGCAAGGTCAGCAAGTTCGCTGGTGTTGAGTCTCCATGTACTAGGTTGTCCAGGATCTTCTTCACCTTGCTTTTCAAAACTGCGCTGTAGACGTTCCATTGTGAGACGTAGGCAATGACGCACCTGTCTTGGATAACGTTGTTCAAACGCATCAAGATGTGCGCCGTTGACCTTTTGCATGATCTTTGTGTCAGCCACTGCCAAGGCCTCTAAGTCACCAGCAAGTCCTGTCGCGATGTGTGCGTTAGGATCTGGCGCTGACTTAACAGGCTTGGTAAGTATGGGACGTCTTGGAACGAAACTCGTCATTACATGTTCCAAGGATTGTCAATGGCTTGACTTGCATCACCACCTATAACAAAGTCACGGTCAATCCAGGTTTCCCATTGTGTCTTGTTGCCAATTTTCATTTTGCTCATGAAGTTTTTTAGGCGTGTGCCCATGGGAGTGATCTCACCACTTGGCCAACGAATAACCTGTTCACCTGTGCGTGGATCAACCCATTCATACTTTTCTGGTACCTTCTGTCCAAACTTGTTTACACGCTCACCAACTGCACGTTGTGCGATGGGTCCCATGACTTCATAGGTAATGGTGTTGTCAATGTACTTCTTGAACAGTACGCTACACTTTTGTCCTGTAGCTGCCCACGAAGGATCTGGATGAGGAAATGTGTCACATTGGAATTGGCTAACTGGAATGTGACTACGAATGTGATAGGGACGTGCGGGAATTGGTTTCATTGCGTCCACAGGCACAATGTCATTCTTGTCTAGGTAGGGATTTTCTCCACCAACCAGGGCTGGGTCTGGTTCACCGCCGTTGAGAATGTGCATGGCAGTTTCATATTTGAACTTGTTGCTGCGACCCTTGAGGTTCACAGTATAACCAGTTTGATCAAATACAAACTTTTCTAATTCACGGGCTGTGGGGAAGTCTGTTTGCAAGCCCTCTAGATCATATAAGGGTTCGCTGTGTGCGGGCGCTGCCGCTGTGGTTGTTGTTTTTTTCATAATAATACCTTTAATTAATATGCCGCCAGTATAGCAAAACGGACTATGACAACAGTGCTGGCGGCACCCACTGCTGAGTATTTACACGTTTAATCTTTGTATTTGTTTTTACGTGCTGTAAAGCGTTGGTGCTGATTGTCTTCAATTGATCCACCTTCAGGAACTTCATGTTCTCCAGGATTGGCTTCAAGCTGTCTAGCACGACCCTCAAACGCTCTAGAGATGTGGTCACTCAATTCATAGCGTTCTGATTTGGCATCTAGGAAGTTGCCACGCTTGGCACGGTGTGCGCCTTCATTGCCTGTGCGTGGACCCTGTGCCACGTTGACATTGTCACGTGCATGTGGATTGCGTCCAAACGACTCGTCACGTGTGTCAGCACGGTCTGCTGTGCTGTTTTTCTCAATATAGACTTTGCCTGTGTATTCTCTCATGATCATTTACCTTTGTGCATGTGCTTTAGCGTTTCAGCTAGGTGGGCACGTCGTGCCAGTGCGGGGTTCTTGCTGTGTTCAGCGCGAGCCAATTTAGCTGCTGGAATAGTTTTGCCTGCTGCCACATGTAGTTCTTTGTGTAGCACGCCTGGATGTTTAATGGCCTGTGCGATCCAGTGTCGCCCTTTTGTAGAATGTTCCATAGCTGCTCCTTAGTATGGCAATGTGGAGATTGGTACAATGTACACGTTGCCGCTGCCGTAAATGGCTGTGGTTAGAATAGTTAAGTTGCTGGCCACTAGCGGTGGAGCTAGAGGAGCAGTGACTTTGCTTTCACCAGGTTGTACAACAATGTTGGCAAAGCTGGTGCCACCTGTGGGAAACACTGCAACTTTAACTGGTGTGCCGCCTGTGGGCACTACAACGTCAAAGCTGGCACTACCGCCTGCTGTGTGATATGTTAGTGTGCTTGTGGTTGTTGCTGTGACAGCAATGGGTTCACCACGTGCGATATAGTGTGCGCTCATGATTAACGGCTAGCCTTTGTGATATAGATAGCGTCAGAGTTAGCGTATGCTGGACGTTTACCAAATGGTTCAATGGGATGTCCTTGTGCTGCTGTGCTAACAGTACGACGATTAGGATCTTTGGTAACGCTGGGTCCAATTGACTCCATACGATCCGCATGACTGTCTGAGGCATTGCCCTTACGGTTAGATTCCATGAGTCCATGATTGATCATGTCTGGATTCTTTACCATGTGTGCCATTGGATTCGCGCATAGGTGTTCACGACCATGTGTCTTGTTAACGCCATCGCCCATCTGTCCGTTAAAGGCAAACGCCTTGCCATCGCCCTGTTGCGTCTTAGCAGTGCGTGGAGCATACATGCCTTCACCCTTGTGTAAGCCTGTTGCTGTCTTACGGTTTAATGTTGTGTTTTTCATTTTACATTCCCTTTAGTTTACGCACTGCGTGATGGTCGTCTTCATGTTTGCGTCCATCTGTGTGTTTCATGTTTGCTGGATGACTGTGGCGTGTTTGCATTGCAGGATGTGCTGTGTGATGCACTTGCTCCTCAACGCCACCCGCTTGTTCAAAGTCAGCATGTTCATCATCAGAGTGCAAGGCACGTTGACCCATGCGACCTGGTCCCGCCTTGTTGTGTTCCATACGGGCTTGTTCACTGCCCTGCTTCATAACCATGCTTGTTGGGTTTAGGTTATACACACCCTTTGTTAGTTTTGACATTAGTCCATTCCCTTTGTTGAGACCTGTTCGCCCACGTCCTCTAGACTTTGTGGTGCGTTGTTTAGTTTAGCAGCCATTGTGTCTGAATGACGTACTGTGTTTGGCGCAATAGCTTTATGGTAGTGCAGACTACGTGCGCTTGAATGTTCGCTGTGATGAGCAGTTTTATGAGCAGCCGCACGCTTTTCACTGTATGCGATTGCCACTGCTTGAGGTTGTGGCTTGCCAGCAGCTAGCTCGCGTTTGATGTTTTCTCCAAACGCTTGTTTGCTGGTGCTTTTAATTAGTGGCATTGCGATATCCTTTATTATTATTTAGTCTCATTGTTACGGGATCAATTGGCCAAGCCTGGGTAACGTCTCGCGCTGGCACCATAGTTACCTGGGTTTAGGCGCTCCGTGGCCTTGTCTCCAAACGCACCAGTATCCATGGGACGAGCACTGGCACTCACAATGACCTTGTGATAGTGTTCGCTGCGTTTAGCAACATGCTCGCTGTGGTTGTTGTCACCCACGTCATGTGTGCTCACACCACTTGGTCTTTGTACGCGGGCCTTGATCTGATTGAGAGGTTTGACTGTCACGACTTGATGTTCCTTAGTTTGGCAACAGCGTCAGCAAAGGCCTCAGCTTTGGCTTGAGCCACATCTTCTGACTCCACAGTTTCAACGTGTTGACGATCAGCTATGACCTTGCCCAGCAGCACCTTGTCATAGTCTCTCACACCCGTATGGTCTCCACGCGTCAATGCTTCCACATAGTTTAGTGCAATCTGTTCAGCATAGTCTTTACCAAGGTGACGACCCAGGCTTTGCAACAAGCCATCCATTGTGATCTTGTTGGTTGATCCTTTGGGACGTCCAGCACCAGCACGTGCGCCTCCACGACTTGGCGTCTTAGATTTATAACTGCCACGCACTTTGACTGTGCCAGGCATGGCGATGACGTTGGTGTCTTGGGTGGGTTTGTCAGAACTGTTCATACAGTTATTTAGCTTAAGATTTTTCAGAATCCTTTTCCGTTAGCGCGGGTTTGGCGTAGCAGATCGTTTGGTCACAAAAAAGCCCACACCAAGGTGGGCCAAAACCTATAAACGGGGAGGCTTTAGGTTTTAATAGAAAAATGTTTTTGATTCGTAATCATCCAGGATGTTTTTATCAACAAACAATCCTATTAATACAATATTAGGATGTGATGGATCAACAAAAAACCATTCAAAGTTGGTCCAAGGATCAGACTGTTGCTGTTGATATTCTGGATATTCATCCAGGAGATCTTTTAAATGCGGATTCTGTTCTAGTTGTAGTTGAGTAATAATCATTAATGATTCTCATTGAGGCTTTAGGGTAAGCCTCCTAATGTTTAACAATGTGTGTTTATTATACTAATTTTATTCATTTATGTCAAATCAACCGCATGTCTGGTGGCTGTAGCGGAGCCAGTCAACAAACTTCACAGGACCCGCATCATCATCATACCAATCATGTTGACTCAACTTCATTAAGATAAAAGCAATGTTTGGATGGCTTTCTTTAACCAAAAACACATTTTTATGATAGATGTAGTTGTACTCTAGTGTGGCATCTTCAGGCCAAATCAGTTCATAGAGGTTGTTTCCCCTGTTAACCAAGTCATCAGGTATTTGTAGATAACGCATTTACCAGTTTTCAATCCATTCAACATCTACACACTTGCTAGGGCTTGCCAAAAACAGTTCATGTTCTCCCCAAGGCAAAGTATATCTAAAACCCAAATTCACATAATAGTCAGTATTGTCATCTAACTTTGCCAAATCAATCACAATGATTTCTATACCTTGTGTTCTTAGTTTTAGCAGAGTATTGCGTAGCACTCCTTTGCCGCGTGATCTAGGTTCTACATAGACATCTTCTACGCACCAAACGGGCTGTGCTGATGTGTGATCTTTGCCAATACTGGGGCGAATCATTGTCACATAACCAATAGTGCGTCCTTTGTGTTTAATCCAAAGACATTTGCTGGTGTTTTCAAATGTTGCGTCCCAATGCTGTTTGGGCACACCTGCTACCACTTGATAGCCTTGTCGCCATTGTGTGCTAGAATTGTATTCAGCTACATAACGTTGTTGCCAAACATTAAAAATAGCATGATCAGACAGTTTTGCAGGTATGAGATCAAAGTTCATAGTGTGCTTTCATTTGTAACGGGTACAGACATGTGTGATCAATGCCCATTGTACAGTGTCAGGCCAGGCATACTGCCAAGTAGCATTTGGTGTGTTGGCTTGATATGTAACGTCCGTGGCTACAATTCTTGTTTCATATGTGACTCTGTAGCTGTGGCTTGGGCAGTGACATTCAACACGCTGTACAGTTTGAGCGTTGTCATCATGTCTGCGGGTCCAAGCCACTAGAACTAGTCCTTGTGCCGCATGATGTGTCACGCTGGAGCTGTCATACTCATAGTCATAGTCGCTTTGATCTACAGCATAAGGCACCCATGTGGCAGCTGGCGCTGAAAGACTCAGTGTTAACGCTAAGACGCCAAGTGTGCGTTTCATACCAGTCCTGAGTAGTCCTGTTTGAAACTGTTGACAAACTCTGCCACATCCCTGTTTAGGTTGTCACGCATCCACAAGTGCAAGTAGTCGCCCAGTTCAGGCAAGTAGACCACAAGCTCTTCAGGAGTAAAACTTTTGAATACTGCCAGTTTAAATTCAAGTTGTGTCATAGTGCTGCCTCCAAATAGTTTGCTCTGCGAAACAATACATCATCATAGCATAATCCTATCTGTTGCTTTTCCCAACCTTCAGCACGAAGTTGATCAAAAAATTTGGATTTTTCTTCAGCATTCATATCAACCACATGGTCTTGAATTTCGCTTACAGTCATTGTGTCATAACTTTCTACAATTTGTACAGGCATGGGTTTACCAAACATTTTTTCATAGTGATTCATTCTGCGGCCTCCAACTCTTTGCGAAGTTGGCGATGTTCTTCAACATCAAGATATTGTTCTGCTATGTTCCATTTTACAAAGTTTAAATCATCTTCAAACCAATCCCAAGCATCATCTAAACTGTTGTATGTCTTACACAGATATGTTGCCTTGCCTTTGACCATTTTGGGTTTATTGGCAATCATAGCCAGGCATATTCTCTTTAGGGTGGCTTCTGGTGATAATACGCAATAGGTCATTTGGGGTCCTTGTGTGTTTGTGTAGTGTTATTATAGCGCACTTGTCATTTTTGACAAAATGCGCTGTTGTGTTTATGCAACAGTATCTTGTGCGTAAGCGTTGTAGATTTCAACGTATTGGCGGATAGCTGTGTTGGCTCTGCGTTCAGCACAGTATTCAAAGTCCTTAAATGCTTCAAAAGCCGCGTCAAGTTCTTCCATATCTCTTGTGCGGCGTGCCAAGAACTCATAGATGTGTTGAGCCAAATCTGTTTCCAGTGTTGCCAGCTCTTGTTCGTTAAGTTTGATTGTGTGTGTCATTTGCTGTCCTTTTGTGTTAAAGTAGTTCAATTATAGCGCACTTGTCTTTTTGGCACAAATGCCGTGTTGCATTTAAGCAACACCTTGCTTGACAAAGTAGGCTGCTTGACGTGCCATAGATCCATAGCGTACAGCGCCTGCACGTGCCATTGTGCGGGCCTGTTCTTGATCTACGCCAGACTGTGTCAAAAACTCATAGATTACAAGTTCAATGTCTGCAGGTGTGATTTTTTGCTGTGCCATTTTCAGTTCCTTTTGTGTTAAAGTAGTTCAATTATAGCGC